ACCCAAAGGGGGGTTTAAATGCTAAAGGTAGAGCTAGTTATAAGAAGCAGACTGGAGGAACATTAAAAGCTCCTAGTAAAAAAGTAGGGAATAAGAGACGTGCATCATTCTGTGCTAGAATGAAAGGTATGAAAAAGAAACTTACCTCTGCTAAAACTGCAAGAGATCCTAATTCAAGAATTAATAAGTCATTAAGAGCATGGAACTGCTAATGAGAGATCATAAACTTATTAATGCTTATGTAGTACAACAAGCACGAGAAAAAAAAAGACAAGAATTATTCAAAGTGTTAAAAAAAGAAGTAGAAACTGGAGCTAATGGCACACAGGACTACATTATTAAAAAAGGCATAAACAAAGATAAACTAGCAAAGAAATAATATGAAATCAAGAATGGTAAGAAAAGGTATAGTAGCAGCAAAAAAAACTAAAAAAAAAGTTTTTAATTTTGTTTCTAAAAATCCAATAAAATCAGTAATTGGTGTTTCAGCTGCATCATATCCTTTATTTAAAAATACAGAAACTGTTAAATCTAGACAAAGAATGAAGATAGAAGCAGCAACAATTAAAAAAGAATTAAAGTCTGGTAAAAAATTATCTTTTAAAGAAAAATATAAAAGAATGTCAGAAGCAGGTAAAATGAGGAGCTACCCATAATGGATAAAAAATTAGAAAAATTAGCTGATGAAATGATTAGATTGACTCCAGAAGAAGGACAGCAACTATCATTAATTATTAAAGCTAAGATTATGCCAGAGATGGCTAAACAGCAACAGCAACAAGGATTACTACAGCAGCAGAATCCTCAAGCTCAACAACAAATGGCTAATATGGGTAAGAGACCAGGAGGTCAAGTACCTATGCCTAATGCACAACAAGCTGCTCAACAAGGATTATTAAGGAGATAAACTATGCCAATGGTTGGAAAGAAAAAATACCCATATACAAAAGCTGGTAAAAAGAAAGCTAAGATGGCTGCTAAAAAATCAGGTAAGAAAGTCAAAAGAGGTTACTAATGATTAAAGGTGGAGATATAGGCTTTACTAAAACACCAAAAAAGAAACCTTCTGTATTTAAGAAGGCTGCTAAAACTATAGTAAAAAAAGGAATTAAGTTTGCAGTAAGTCCATTAAGTCTTGGATTAACTGCAGGTACTATTTTATATAAAGGTGCTAAAAACCAAAAAGGTATTAATTTTGTTAAGAACAGACAGTTCGACAAAAGAGGTAGAAAGATAATTTAATGGTTGAAGATAACAAATTACCGAATCAAGAGGAAAAAACATCAGATAACCATGGTGGTAAAAGACCAGGTTCTGGTAGACCTTTAGGTGCTAAGACTAAAAAGAATTGGAAGTCTATGCAGGAGATGGCTGAGAAATATCAACATTCTCCTTTGGATTACTTATTAGCTGTGTTAAACAATCCTATGAGCTCACCTGAACGTAAAATGTATGCAGCCGAAAAGGCAGCACCATTTGTTCACCCAAGGTTAGCGTCAACAACATCTAAAATAGGAACAGATGAACCAATCGCAATCAAAGTCTCCTGGCAAAAAGACGACTAATAAAAAAGTCGCTAAAGTAGAAATACCTTACAAGCCAAGACCTTATCAGTTAGACGTACATAACTCACTTAAAAGATTTAGTGTTCTAGTATGTCACAGGAGATTTGGGAAATCCGTACTAGCCATAAACGAATTAATTAAAACAGCAGCAGACAAACCAAGATCTTTGTGTGCATTCATAGCTCCGACTTATCGTCAAGGTAAATCCATCGCTTGGGAATATTTAAAATTCTACACAGAACCTTTAATGAAATTTGGTGGTAGTAGAAATGAAACAGAATTAAGAATAGATTTATTTAATCAATCACGTATTCAAATTTTTGGAGCAGACAATCCAGATAGTATTCGTGGTATGGGATTTGATAAAGTTGTTATGGACGAATACGCAATTATGTCCCCTAGAGTGTGGACCGAAATTGTTAGACCAGCAGTATCTGATAAACTAGGATCAGTTTTATTTATTGGAACTCCAATGGGACACAATCAGTTCTGGGAAGTATTTGACTTTGCACAACGTGGTCATAAAGATTGGTATGGGAAACTATACAGAGCATCTGAAACAGGAGTAATCCCTGATGACGAGCTCCAACAAGCTAAGGATATAATGAGTCCTGAGCAGTACGAACAAGAATTTGAATGTTCATTTACTGCAGCAGTATCAGGAAGTTATTACGGAAGATTAATAACTAAAGCAGATAAACAAAATAGAATTGGTGAAGTACCTTATGATGAATCAGTAGGTGTAGAAACTTGGTGGGACTTAGGTATTGGAGATTCAACTGCAATATGGTTTGCACAAAGAGTTGGAACTGAAATTCATTTAATAGATTATTACGAAACTTCAGGTGAATCATTAGCACACTATGCTAATATACTAACTGAAAAAGACTATGCATATAGTCGACACATAGCACCTCACGATATTATGGCGAGAGAGCTTGGAACAGGTAAGTCAAGATTAGAAGTTTCACAAGAACTTGGTATTGACTTTGAGGTAGCACCTAAGTTAGAAGTAGATCATGGAATTGAATCTGTAAGAAATACATTAGCAGATTGTTATTTTGATAGAGTAAAATGTAAAACAGGATTAGATGCTTTAAGACAGTATCGAAAACAATGGGACGATAAGAATCAAGTATTTAAAAACAAACCACTTCATGATTGGTGTTCACACGCAAGTGATGCATTTAGATATGGATGTGTACACGACCCAATTGATACATCAGACTGGGATAAACCAATTAATATAGACACAAAATACGTAGTATGAAAAATAAACAAAAATCAGAAAAAGAAATATTATCAGTAGTAAGCAGAGAAATACATAACGCATCAGGTTATATTGGTGGAGAACTTGTAGCTAAAAGAAAAAAGTCATTAGAATATTATTTAGGACAACCTCTTGGCAATGAACAAGAAGGTAGATCTCAAGTTGTTTCTAATGATGTTTTAGATACAGTAGAAAGTTTAATGCCATCATTGATGAGAATTTTTACATCAGGTGATAATGTATTTAATTGTGAAGGACAGGGGCCTGAAGATGAAGAAATGGCTAGACAATGTTCTGACTATTTAAACTATATATTCTATAAACAGAATGATGGTTTCTTAGCGTTATATACAGCATTTAAAGATGCATTAATCCAAAAGAATGGAATCCTAAAAGTATACTGGGATGATGCACAAAAAATTGAAAGAGAAGAATATTCTAGATTAACAGATGATGAGTTTAATGATTTGGTTTCTATGGATCAAATTAAAGTTAAGAATCATACTGAATACGAAGAAAAAATAACTGATGCATCTGGTAAAGAAATAGATACAGTTAAACTACATGATGTAGTTATTAATAGAATAGAAGTTCATGGTAAGGTTAAAATAGAACCAGTACCACCTGAAGAATTTTTAATTGAACGTAGATGCAAGTCTATTGATACTGCTAATTTTGTTTGTCACAGAGTGAACAAAACAAGAACAGAATTAGTAGAAATGGGCTATGATAAAGATTTAGTAGCATCATTACCACAAGGTGATGGTGATTATTATACAGAAGATAAATTTACAAGACACCAAGGTGTAGACTTTTCACATGGAGAAACAGATGGAGATAAAAGTACACAGGATGTTTTAATTCACGAATGCTATGTAAGAATGGATGTAGATGGTGATGGTAAAGCAGAGTTATTAAAAATCACTGTTGCAGGTGATGGTAAGAAATTTCTTGATATGGAAGAAATAGATACAATGCCTTTTATATCTATGACTCCAGTTATCATGCCACACAGATTCTATGGAAGAAGTGTAGCTGAATTAGTAGAAGATATACAATTAATAAAATCAACTGTAATGCGACAGATGTTAGACAATATGTATCTAACAAATAATAATAGAGTTGCAGTACAAGATGGACAAGTGTCTATGGATGATCTCTTAACGAATCGTCCTGGAGGAATTGTCAGAACAAAACAACCTCCTCAAAATGTAATGATGCCTATTCAGGCTCAACCCATTACAGAACAGGCAAGTGGTATGTTAGCTTATTTAGATTCTGTTAAAGAAACTAGAACAGGCGTAACAAGACAATCACAAGGGCTAGATTCAAATGCACTAAGCAGTACAGCAACTGGTCAAAACCAAAGTCTAACACAATCGCAAATGAGAATGGAGTTAATTGCCAGAATTTTTGCTGAGACTGGTGTGAAAGATTTAGCCTTAAAGATGTTTGAGCTTACTTGCAAGTATCAGAATAAAGAACAAATAGTAAGAATCAGAGGAAAGTATATTCCTATGAGACCTTACGAATGGAAAGACAGAGTTAATATTACAGTACAAGTAGGATTAGGTACTGGATCAAAAGAACAGCAGTTAATATTGATGAATGCTA